CCTGACACACTTATTCTGGTTACTTTAGATTTAAATGGACAGACCCAATGTGCTAGTAGGGCAGGAAACATAAAAAAGTCTCCTGTCTCTGGTAAAGTAACTATTCCTGTTGTTGCCCATTTAGGTTTTGCTTGTTGTGTAAATTCAAACATTAACGCACCAGGTTTTGATGATGTGCCTTTAAATGCTTCTTGTTCTTTTTTAAGTTGTTTAGGAACATCTAAAAATAATACAAATGAATAATCACCACCGTGTGTATGTAAAGGATTAAAGTCACCAGCTTTCATATAATTTACCCACAAATCGTCTGCTGAGAAATCTACTCTTAAATCATCTATGCCGTGAAACTTACAATGACCTTTTCTATATGTGTCTATAAGGGGGTTTATTTCGCTGTAAAACCATTCTTGTGTTTCTTTTGAATATAAAAATTGATTATCTAAATGACCTGCTAAAGCGTGATTGTAAGATTGTTTTGTTTTCTTACCTTCCGTTTTTAACTTCTTAATAATATAATCAGGTACCTTTGTTCTCATAACGAAAGGTCCAAAATTTGAATATGATACTTGATCAACTTTTAATTTACTCATTCGCTGGCCTCCACATATAATTCTTTGGCAAATTCTTTTAACTTTCTTTTATCCAAATCACTATCTACTTGGTCAATATAGTTGTTTAAAAATGTTAATGTGTCTTCGCCTTGGTCTAATATATCGTCTCTAACGGTAGTTCTTATATCGCTAGGGTCTTCTACTATTACAAGTTCGTGTACATTTATTTCATTGTAAAATCTTTCAATTAATCTACTATACATTTCTTCATTTGTTTTTTGAGATACAAATAACTTCACAAAACAACCGTCATAAGCTTGAATACCGCTGTGATCGTAATTATACTTTGTGTCATCATACATAAACTTTTTAAATATCTTTAGAGGGTTGTCTATTCTTTCTAACTCTCTTGTTTCTGTATCAAATATATGAAAACCTTTGGGGCAGTTGTAGTCTGACCACATAATTTCGTATTGTGTTCCTAGATAATAGATATGGCCGTCATCTGATTTTTTATGAAAGTGACCAGATATTACTTTTTCAAATCTTTTAAATTGTCCTGATTCTAAACCGTGTTCGTTCATATGACCAGAATGCATTTCAAAACCCTTTATTTCTAAATGACCAAAACATATATCGGCATTTGAGTGATCTATGGCGTGTATAGATTCTTCGTAGTTGTCATCACATATCCAAGGCAAAAATTGTATAAGTGTGCCATCAAAGTCAACCTCTCTAGGTTGTGTGTAAATCTTTATATCAGGACCTATGTTTAAGTTCTCAATAGCATTTACTTCATTTGTATTTTTATAGTAAGTGTCGTGGTTACCAATAATAATATGTGTATCTATTTGTAGGTCAGATAGTCTGTGCCAAAACTTCTCTCTAAAGTTATGTGCTGTATTGTGATTAATAAACTTTCTTCTATCAACAACATCACCTAAATGAACAAGTGTTTTTATATTGTTCTTTTCTATATAAGGAAAAAATATCTCATCATAAAAACGGTTATGATAATTCATAAACGCTGGTGAGTCGTTTCTACACCCAAAATGAGTGTCGTTCAATAATGCTATTTTCATAATTATCCTAGAGGACCAGTTTTAGTTTTACGTTTTTTTGGTTTGTCTTTTTTAATAGGTTCTTCTAACTTTGTATTCTTTTGTAAAAATTCTCTAAACTGATTCTTAAATTCGCCACCGTCATCACCTGGTTGTAAGGTAAAGTCATCTAAATTATTTTCGTGTATTAATCTTTGTTTTATAGTTACTTGTTTTTTTTCTTTTTGTATTCTTCTAATAAAAGCAAAGTATATAATTTGTGTAAAGTAAGCAAAAGGATTATTTGATTTAGCTGGATTAAAGTTATCCAAGTATTGTAAACAATTTTCAATACCATCGCTAATCATATCGTCTCTAAATGTATAATTAATAAAGTTTGGTCTGTATGAAAGGTGGTTGGCTATTTTTAAAAAACAACTACCAATATAATCTGTAACTGGTGGTTTTGTTTGTTTTTCTCTTTTGGCTTTATTGACCGCTTTTCTATAACCTTTCATAGCTTCTAAAAACTCAGCATTGTTAACATAATGTTCCGGTTTCTTTTTTGATCTTTTCATAATATATAATATACTCTATATTGTTCTATTTGTCAATGGCCAGAGGGAGCATTGACTTTTTTTGTTTTCTGTGTATAATAGGGGTGTAGCCCTTTGAGTAGGAGCTCCTGGTCCCTTTGGTAACCTAGTGTAGAGTTTTCTTTTTAAATAATGGTGGATTGTGTTCGCTATATTCATCTTCATTAACTTCATCAAATATCTCATTTAGTTTCTGATTATCCTCGTTAGATAAGGCCGATCTCTTGTAAGAAGACTGATCTTTTTGAGGTGTATCAAGTTTATCATAGTTATTAGCCATATGATTATAACTCTTACTCATTTCTGTACTAGCAGAGGTAATAGTCATAATCTTATCTTTTGGAATGGTAATAATTTTATCTGTTGTATAGGCCGCCCATTTAATTAAAGCAATATAGTCTTTGATACCAACAGAGGTAAGTTGAGGCACATACTTTACCAATAAAGGTTTAACAATTCTAAGCAAAGGCGATTTCTGTTCTAATTGTTCTTTAGGAAAGGAACAAACTATGTCATCACCGTTTATTAGTTTTACTATTTTAACATTTTCCATAGGCTGATGCATTACTTTAAGTCCACATTGTGTATTTCATAATCAAAGTCTTCTTCATTGTAAATATTTATCCGTTCTCTAAAATGTGCCAAAGTATAATTTTCTTTTTCGTTATGTGTTAAATCATCTGATATATCATATAAAGTCGCTGACGAATCATTATCTTTTAATCTTAAACCACGACCAATTGATTGTAGATTTCTAATACGAGATTTAGATGGACTCGCAAAAACAATATTGTGTAAGTTTCTTATATTAATACCGGTTGAAAAAGTACCATAACTAGCAATAATAATAGCGTTGTCAGATTTTTCAGTAATAAATCTTATCTTCTCTCTTTCTTCGGCTTCTACTCCTCCGTGAACATAAAAGATTTTTTTGTCTTCAGCTTTTTCTTCAATAAGTTGTTTAAGTATTTCACCGTGTTTTTCCACATACTGAAATAAACATAACGAATTACCTTGTAAAGATAAACAAAGATTTCTTATATACTTGTTTCTTTTTTCATTTGATACTAAAAAGTCCATTTCTTCCTGATATGTCTTGTCTTTTATAAAATCTCTTTCCGTTTTACCGTGTTGTAAGACCAAACAGAATATCTTTAGAGCCGATAGTTTTCCCTTCTCCATAAGTTCCGTTGTGGATACTACCTTATTTACATTACCAAACAGGCCCTCTAATACTAATTTATGTGTTTTTGTACCGTCTAAAGTACCAGTTAGACCAACTCTATATTTACATTTTGTAAGTTTAGTCATTATCTTTGTTAAAGAAACGGCCTTAAATAAGTGTGCTTCGTCACCTATGACCGTACCAATATCTGAAAACCATTTTTTAGGCATATTATATACTGATTGCCAAGTTGTTATTATAACTCTCTTGTTTGTTTCTTTATCGTGGCCTTGATATATCTTATGTACATTTCTTTCACTATTATAACCATAATCTTTAAAGTCCTTAAATAATTGTTCTACAAGTGATGTAGTTGGAACCACAATTAATATCTTATTTTGTTTACTCTCTTTTAGTCTTAATAAATTAAAGATCATTATTAAGTATATTATAAGTGATTTACCAGAGGCAGTTGGCGACAACAACAAACATCTATTTTTTTTAACGGCGTGAACAAAGGCCTCTTTCTGATAGTCTCTTACATTAATGTTTGGTATATTAAGCGCTTTGATAAACTGATCTATTTTTTTATCATCAATATTGGTATCTTTTATTTTAGTACCGTCAACAACTTGTACATTGTTTTCATTACACCAGTTTAGTATATAATTATACAAACCAGTATAAATTTTTCCAGTCGCATATGAGAATAATCTAATCTTTCCGTCCCACACTCTATTTCTAAATTGTGGCATAAACTTAAAACCAGGTACCTCAAAAGTAAAGTATTCGCCCAACTCTCGTCTTATGTCGGCGTCTGCTTCAATTTTAAGATATACTTCGTCTAGTTTATCTATGATTAAGTATCGGGTAGTTGTCATTAAATAGCACCACTAGTAAACTTTCTCCAATCTATGGCGTTCTTAATGGTAAAACCTCTATTGCCTATCTGTCTAATTGTTCTATCTAAAAAATCAACAGTTGTGTCAAGGTAATCTACTTTTTGTTTTTGTTTTTGTAAATCTTCATCTGAATCTAAATACTTGTCTATATCAGTTCTTAATATTTTTAAATCAAAAGGTTTCTCAGCATACACAGAAGCGTCAGCCTTTCCTGTATAATATTCCCACTTTTCTCTTTTTAAAGTGTTGTATTCAGTCTCAGCACGGCTTAACATTAACTTATACTTTGTTAAGTGCTTCATATATTGGTTGTGTAATTGAGGAGTTTTTAATGACTCTAAATCTAATTCAGTATCATTAATTTTAAGGTCTTTGTCGGCCTGTTCTTGTAATTTTTCTAAATCCATAATATACCTATATTATCACATCACCCTTAAAAAGTAAAGCTTTTTAAGAGGTCGTAACAGTTGTTGTTGATGATCCAACATTAGCAAAATCATATATTGTATATCTAAAAGTTACTTGTGAAGTTAGATAATCAACATCTGTTGCTTGTTGGTCGTATTGTAATCCTGATAATGAAACAGGAAACAAATCTCTAAATCTTATTTCTACTTGTGGGTTATTTTTACTTGACAATACTGTAAGTGTAGCGTCTGAAAAAGTTGGCCCTTGGTCTGTTGTGCCATATTTAACTTTTCCAGGTTCAGTTGAAACACTAGTATTTGATATTGGAAACCTATCAGTTCCAGCACCAACTAAATTTTGAAATTCTGTATGCGATCTAGGAAAACCTAAACCCACTAACCAACCGTGTATTTCTTGGTAATTTTCTAAATTTTCATCAACCAAAAATGTCATAGTTAAATCAGTATAAGTTAACTTATCGCCTGGTTGTGGTATGTCTTTAAATCTTGTTTGTTGATCTACTGTACCACCTAAACTAATACCTGGTACATTAACTGCCGTACAAAAATATGTTACTTTTGGTAGTTTAATTACATTGAATTTAAACTGTGTAGG